TGACTTACGGAGGACTGCAATCGACAGATACATTGAAAGCCACGGTAGATACAAAAACCGTTCTGCCTTTCTTTCTGAGATTGCAAGAAAAGAGATAGCAAGAGGCTAAAAATAACAAGGCACCTGCGGGTGCCTTGTCTTTGAACTAATGATATAAGTTAATAAATTCTGCATATAAGCCCCTTTTTCCCGTCATCTCATCCCATCTGCACGCAAACATTTTTCAATTTATTGATCTCTATCTCTTACGTTTAACGAATTGAAGAGCTATATGATCAATGTCCAGTTTTTACTGGTAAAAAAATTACAAATGGAGCTCAGATGATTACAGCAAACGAAGAAGCTTTTATTCTCAAAAAAGACGGTTCACGCAAGGGGCCATACAAAGCTAAATTTGCAGGAGATACTGTTGTTATAAATGACAAGATGGCCGATATTGATGATGGAGATTTTGTCGTTAGAGTCCTACCGAATGGTAAGGAAGAACATAAAGAAATCTACAAAGCAAATTTCTACGACACTAAACTCGGTGGTTTTGGTCCACACTTTCAATTGAAAGTTGGCCCCAAAAAAGACATGCCGTCCTTTGCATCTCAGCATATCAACATTCATGGCGGTAATGTTCAAATAGGTAATCACAATCGCCTAGAAATATCGAATAGCATCGAAACGCTGAACAATCTTATCAATAACGCTGAAACAACTACAGAACAAAAAGAAGAGGCAAAAGGATTGCTACGCAAACTAGCTGAGCACCCTTTAATCACAGCTCTCGCTGGTGGTGCGATAGGCCTACTTTAATAAAAAACCCGCCATTGAGGCGGGTTATAAACTTTTGGTAACGTATCAAATTACCATAAAATATGACTTATTTTGTTGCATTTTGCAAGCCCGTTTGACGAAGATAGCCAACTTTAATCACATTTTTCCGTTCTGGCCTCTTCTATTTGTTCATGATGCCTGTAGATGTCCTGCAATGCATTGCTATCCATCTCAACAAATGCCTTTTTAAGCCGTTCCCAGTGCCCGGCATAAACCCTTTTCCAGGTTGAGCGGTCAACTGAAACCATACGTGCCAGAGCTGCGCCAGCGTAGGCTTTATACGTTTCATTATTCCGGGTCGCAGCAACCTCCTGACCAGCCAACCAGACCAGTCCCACAAGCTTTTTTATTACTCTCGATTGGATCGCCCTGCCCACTTGATAGCTCTGGTATTCAGTCCAGACGTATTCGCACATCAACGTCTGGTAACGGAAATTTAGATCGAAGCCATAGCAATAGCGCACCCATGCCTGGTGATGTTCTTCCAGCAGGTTTACAGCGCGCCGCCACGGCGAATAACCGAATTCAATATCATTGATGGGCGGCATTGGTCGACGGCGGCTGCGGGTCTCCATCACATAAACTGGAGTAGTCAGTGCCTTAACCACCGACGGGCCACAACCGATTCCCCCATCCAGATCGACAAGATGGCGAGAGCACCGCGGATTTTTATTCATATCTGCTGGTGGGTTCTCGTTGAATGCCTCGAGTTGCCCCTTTGTTGCGCCGGATAAATCCAACAACGCTCGACGAACTTCAATACGGGTGTATTCCAGATTTTGTAGGTTCATACTGCTCAGTGCTCCATACACTTATGCTTTTACAATCACGCCGATCGCTATGGCTCTATCAAGGAAACGGAACAACAGCTGCAGCTGTGAGCCGTTTTTCTCTTCAAACGCATTTACGTCGGCATGTAGTTCGTCGTGACACTCTCTGCACAGAGGGAACACGAAGAGATCGTGGGCTTTGGTTGCGGTACCGCCCATGCCATGCCCGATGACATGATGCGGATCATCTGCGGGGCGACGACAACACTCGCATGGCTGACGCTTTACCCAATCGGTGTATGTCTGGTTAACCCAACGGCGGCGCTTAGGTTTAAGCATGAATGACTCAGGCGACTCAGGATCTACAGCCAGCGACAGAACCTTCGGCTGCTCTGGCAGCACCAGGGCGTTTTGGCTGTGGCCGTTTTTCTTTGGCGCATCTGTAGGTAACTTTTCCCGCAAAATGCTGGTGGCAGCTACTGAAGGCCGGATGTCACTTTCTTTATATACGGACTGGAATTTATCTTCTAGTAAGCGAAGACCGCGCTGCGCCATCATCTCAGTTATCTCATCGGCGACGCCAGCATATACAGCCCACCAGCACAGCTCTGCGAGGGATAACTCCCTTTCGAGGCCCAATTGCAGATCCAAAATCGCCGTATCAATGATCCAGTCGACAACATTACGACAAGCCAGATCGCTGAGGGTTTTCGTTGTTTGTTCCCGCAGGCGCGTGTCGCAATACCAACAGAGTTGAATCGCTCCCGGAGGATGACGCATGGTCACCAGTTCTTTGTGGTGATAATCAGAATGGCGAAACTGACATTCGCGTTTATTGCGCTCCAGCCAGTATTCAAGGGCTGGCAGGCCGCCTGCCGCTTTTATTACCCTTTCATTGGTAAAAAACGCCTCCAGCTCCTTATCCTCAGCCAGTGGCTGGCGCGCGTCAGGAACGGCACCAGCCTCCAGCCCCGCCATACTTTTTGGCTCAGACTCGATGAGCACCCTCCCGTTGCGGAAAAGCCTCATCAGTTCCTTACCTGGCTTAAACAGTACCACGCCTAAGCGTGGCACCACTTCAGGAGTTAGCAGCGCTCTCATGCCGCTACTCCTGATAGCTCACTCACCATACCGGCTGCCAATGCAATAATTTCATCCTTTGCCATACGCTCAAGCCAGAGCTGATTGATCTGGGCCTTTACCTTATTTTGCTGAGGCTCACCCAGCTCTGAAGCACCATCCACCTGTTCAAAAACCAGATTAACCTCCAAAGGCCAGATCCGCGCTTCTACCTGATTCTCAACGGCTGGAGTGATATTTTTACGAACATGGTTGCGGATCACTCGGCTATTGAACCAATTCGACTTTTCCAGATTAGCTACAATGACAATAAAGTCCGTGACCTTGCATTCATCCGCAAACTCACTAAAGACAGAACTCATGCGCTCGATAGTTTCAGACCGAGCAGCATCAGATTCGAATTCTTCATCGTTCAGCCATCCCACCAGCGCCTCTAGCGAATTTTTATAGGCAATTAAAGATTGAGCCTTTGCCATTACATCAGGATGCACCGGAGTAATCTCTGGTTTATCTACGGAATCCGCCGCCCATGTATGCCCGAACTTAGATTCGGCAAAGGTGTACTCTGGCTTATCGCCAAAGGCTGCTACTACACAGGCCCATGCCTGAATACCACTCTGATCGAGGATTGCCAGCTGCTGCAGCGGTATTTCGGTTTCAACCGCGGTTTTCGGGATTGTTTTCGTTTCTACTGGCTGAGCCTGCTTACCGACTGCGAACTGTGCCAGCGCCATACTTGCGCGCCCTTTCGCTTCCAGAACGACACGATCGATATAGCTAAAACGCTCGCCGCGCCAGGACTTATCGAAGATCACTATCGCGCCAGCAAAAAAGGCGCTGGTGGGTTTCTGTTTATCATCCGCCGGCACAAACCAGGTCGGCAGATCGAAGCCAATACGGCCACGGATAAAACAGACGTGATCGGCATCTTCAGGCCACCATGTCTCACTCGTTGCTGACTTCACCAGGAAAACGTAGCGACCGCCGTTTTCGCGCTGCTGAGACGCATAACTCATGATGTGCGTCATGCCCGTAATCGCCTGCTTTTCATGATACTGAGAACGGCTATACGGTGGGTTGCCAAAGGCTGCGCCACCGAGCTCAGCCAGTCGACCAGACCAGTCCTGCGTTAATGCGTTAACTTCAGCGGTGTACCATGCCGGGCATTTGGCGTTGCTATCGTCGGCAAACAAATCAAGGACCAGCGGACCAAACATAGCGTTAACCCCCCAGAACAACAGATCCGGCGTCCGCCATTGATCACCTACTTCTTTCAAATAATGTGCTTCCCGGGCGCGCAGCTTCGCCAGTGCCTGGCTGTAAGGACTAAGATTCATGCCGCTCCTCCGTTCTTGGCCACTACAGACCAGATATTGTTCCATCCAAACTGAGCTAAACCGTGGTCATGCCCCTTTGCTTTCAGCCCATCGCGATCGGCCCTCTCGCGAACCTTTACCTCGATTTCGCTCTTCGGCTCGTTATCAGTTTCAAGGTCGTGGTACCGACGCCAGGCAAGATCACGTTCGGCAATATCGACGCCTGCATCCTGGCTGAAGCTGGCGCTGGTGGATGAATTGGTGCCCTTCTCCCACTTACCGTTTTTCTTCGCCGGGCGCCCTGCCTTGTCCCAATTCCCAGCGCGCTTGAGATAGCCTGGAAAATTTTTCGGGATGAACAGGGTTGTTGGACGGAGATATTCCTCCTGCTCTGAATCTTTCCAGTCCTCGTTTTTGTAATCCACTACCAGCGCCATTTCCGCAACGGTAAAGCCTTCGCGTAGGCGAGCCCTGATGTGTTCTAGCGACGTAGCACAAACCTGAAAGCGGGATCCTGTCGTTTGGTTCAAATGGGACAGAACCTGTTTCGCTAAATCAGTGAGAACCACTTGCGGGTCTGGTTCCGCAGGAACCGGACAAGAAGGTTTAGATCCTACTGATGGATCTGTATTTGAATTTACTGACGGATCGTGTCCAGTTTCTGGACCCTGAGAACCCTGATTTTTTGGCTCTTTCGGACGTTCAGATTCTGGACGTCCAGATTCCGAAGGTTCAGATTCTGAACGTCCAGATTTTGGACCCTCGTAATGCTCATTTGCAGCCTGACGAAGCTTGGTAACATTCAGGGTGTAAAGGTTGCTGGTGCTGCGCTGGCCCAGGCGACGTTCTTTTTTGGTCAGCCAGCCATCTTTAACCAACTCACCGATCAAAGTGATAACGGTACTGCGCCCGGCGCCGAGCTGGTGCGCAATCGTCGCAACGCTTGGATATGCGATCCCCTCATCGCTGGCGTAATCAGCTAGGCGGAGCATGATCAATAACTTATTGCCTTTGATGCCTGCAGCGGCGCAACCATCCCAGACATATGCGGATAATTTGACGCTCACTTATCAACCCTCTTGAATCTGGCGCGGAAGATGATCATCGGAGCAACACACTCCCACTCATATCCCGGGCGGCGGTAAATCACACGCTGGCGACCAGCGTCATAGCCGGTTACATGCACAACGATGCCGTGTTGGTCACGATAAAGGCGGTCCATTGGTTGAATATGCTCTTCCACATCAACCTCCCATCAGTTCAGAGGCATAACGCTGTGCTATCCACTGGACGCCGCGGGGAGTTACTCGGGTTTGGGTGTAGGCATGACCATAATCTGATGTCCCCGTTTTGACGGTAAACAGACCTTCACGCTGGCGCAGTGCATGAGGGAACAAGTTTCCTGACTGGCGGAAAAGCACCTTGTCACGCAGTAGCGTATCAATCATGGCTTTTTCCGGCATGTTCAGGATTTTCGCTGTTTCGCGTAGGCTTTTAGCGCCGCCGGCTTCTACATACTGATTGACGAACGCGACTTTCGGCGCATCCTGTTGGACCTTGTGAGAAAGTCGCGCATTCTGTTCAGCCATATCAGCAGCCAGACGAAGCGCCTCCGGCAGCGTTTGCGGGATAGCATTAGCGTTATCTTCCATCTCACGCAGGCGACGGATAATCTTCATGCGAAGGACCGCGCTGTAACCAGTGATCAGGCATTCAGTATGCTCACGATCAAGGCGATACTCGCGGTACCTTTGGCCGTTCTGGGGGTGTGTCCAAAGTTGGATATACCCCTCCGGGCTCTCTCCTAACTGTTTCAGCATCGTCTCAATATCCCGGCAGACATGCCCGTGCTGCTTTTCAGTCAGCTCTGCAATCTCACGGCTGCTCATTGTTACGTTGCTAACGCTAAAGGTAGGGACAGAAACAGCTGATGAAACCGGGAGATTATTTATCCATTGAGCCATTCTGCTTACCTCCTCGTGCAATAAAGTCCCCCACAGCCCACTCTGTAAAACTGTGGTTAACCTGGGCCCACCCACCCGGTATTCTTACGGCATAGCAATACGCAATAACGCTTTTACCACCGCGAACCGGTAACGCGCGAAGTTGCGATCGCTGATTATTTGCGGTTAAATTGCTCATGCGGATTTCTCCATACACATTGATTTATTCGCCACGACGCCCGGAGCTGCACACTCGCGGGCGTCATCCGTTTCTGGCTGGCAGAAAATGCGATAAACAAGAGCCGAATGCTCCTGAAGTTTTTGAATAGAGCTATAGAGCTCCCCATCAATCGCCGCCCGTTCATGCGGCTCAATCACACCATCTTCGATCGCTGCGCGAATCTGTTGCGAATAGGCTGTTATCTGTTCGATAACCTCAAGCAGGCGCTGATTGATATCCGCGTTATCCACTTCTTCAATATCCGCCAGCGGAACAAAAACCCCACCGGATTGGCGCGCTACCGCGTCAGCGATATGACTTGTACCACCAGCACGCTGCAGCACCATCGCCCATCCAAGCGGGAAGATCTGATCACCATCGACGCGCAGGCGGTTGAATAAGGCATTTTCAGTTACACCCAGCCATTCGGCTGCTTCGGCATAACCTCCAGGCAGTTCAGTAGTCGTTTTCTTGATCGCTGCCACCAGCCAGGCTGGTTGACGTTCTACTTTCCAGATTGGCTCATTACCCACGGTTCCCCCCTTTGATCTGTGGTTCATGCTTATGCAAGTACCTGTTATGTTTTGGAATAAATATCTGGCCTAAGCTGCGATCTGGTGATTGCACCCGCGGTGCATTTCTCCAACTTTTTTGCTAAGTCAAAACCAGCTTTCTTGTAGCCATTGAAAACCAAACGTAGGTAACCAGTTGTGGAGCCAACGTTTGTTGCTAATTTGCTCTGTTGCTCTTTGGTTAATGAATCCCAGAACTCTTTCATATATGTACCTCCAATGTACATATTACACGAAAGAAATGAACCTTCAAGGTACTTGTACCTTTGCGGTACAAGCGGTTTAATTTCTATATGAAAACGATCCAGGAAATCAGGCGTTTAAACGCCAGAAAGTTGAGAGATGGTGTTGGCGGAAATACATTTTTCGCCAATATGATTGATCGCGAGCCAACTCAAACAAGCCGGTTCATGGGGGACGGCGCGACAAAAAACATCGGCGATACTATGGCAAGACACATTGAAAAATGTTTCGATTTGCCTACTGGGTGGTTAGATCAAGAACACCAAACCACGAATGTGGCAAAAGCTCCTGATGTCTCCGATACAAATAGAAATATTACGATGGTTCCGGTTATATCCTGGGTGCAGGCAGGAGCATGGACCGAAGTTGGTTATGCTGAGGTAGATTTGAATAGTACGGAAAACTATCCTTGTCCTGTCCCTTGTGGCCCTATGACATATATCCTTCGAGTAATCGGCGACTCCATGGTTGACGAGTACCGACCTGGCGATATGATTTTTGTTGACCCAGAGATCCCAGCAGTTCATGGTGATGACGTTATCGCCTTGATGCACGACTCTGGAGAAACAACATTTAAGCGCCTGATTGAAGATGCCGGGAACCGCTATTTAAAAGCTCTTAATTCCAACTGGCCTGAGCCATATATCAAAATAAACGGAAACTGCTCAATCATTGGTACCGTGATTTTTTCAGGAAAACCAAGAAGGTACGGTATAAAAAAATAAGCTTTCTATCAAAACCTGCTACGGCAGGTTTTTTTGCGCTTGACAATGTACCTTGCAGATACATAATGTACCTAAAAGAAACAACTAAAAGCGCATTCCATCTTCATCCGTCGTGGGGACTGGTTTGTAACTGAAGGAGTGCGCTTCCAGTTGTGAACGGCAACATTCACACCGTTGTATGGCACATGCAACGTCAGCGGCCTGAGAGTTCCCTTTATCCATCAACTCTCAGAACACCGGAATGTGCAAGCCAGGTGTTTCAGGCACGACGTGCGCCCCACCAGCGCGGCGAAAAGGTGTGACGCCCGGGAAGAGTCCGGGACACAACAGGTAAGAGCATTCCCGCCACACGAGGCTGAAACCCAAGCGCCATGTGGATGCGCCGAAAAGCTACGACGGGGCGTTGGTAGAAGATCGGAGTGCTCTTTCCGTTGTGGTAATTGCGGCTATGCGCACGTGACGAGCCAAACCCGTTCAATGAATGCGTTTCCGGGCAGTGTACGTCGCCGGTTACTGGCTAAACCCGGCAGGTGGAGGCACCACCGCCACAACTCGAATTGCTGTGTGTAGTCTTTGCCCAGTCTCTTCGATGGGCCCTTTTTTTACACAACAGGGAAGAGCACCACCGGCACCGGGAACTAACCCTGCCCGGATCCGAGTTCAAAGCGTGGACCCTCTCTCCTTCAGGCTCTGAACTGGTGCTCTTCCCTGTTGTGTATGGAGAAACTGTCGGCGGTGGCAGCCGCCCTAACTAAGAGGTAGTGCTATGAGCAATGATCGCATGACCAATGTCCCGGATTTCCTGGGCGAATTGGATGCCGGCGTGTTCATGAACAAAATCGCCGGGGCGCTAAATACCGCTGCGCTGGGCGTTCTGAACAACGGTAGCAAAGGCAAAGTTGTGCTCACTTTCGACATCGACCGCATGGGCAATTCGATCGAAGAAAAGCGAGTCATGATCAAACACAAACTGCAGTACGTCACCCCCACCCCGCGCGGGAAAGTATCCGAAGAAGACACGACCGAAACGCCGATGTTCGTGAACCGCGGCGGCAAGCTGACCATCCTGCAGGAAGACCAGGGCAACCTGTTTACTCTGGGCGGGGATCCGGATGCAAAGCTGCGAGCGGCTCAGTAGGCCGCGATTAACGTGCTTTTAGTTAAACTATATTCATCTTTAAGGAAATTTTATGTCCCAACAATTAGACAGCAGCGCAATCAACCAAATTAAAGACCTGGTGCTTTCAGGCTACCACCTGAACGATATTCACGGTCTGTCCTGCCCGACGACCATTCTGCCGGAAGGTTCTGCCGTCGCGAGCCTTGAGCGTTTCGCACTGGAGCGCTACCGCTTCCGCGGCGCTATGGACACTACCAGCATTGATGATTTCGTTCGCTATTCAGCTGGCTATGCCAAAGAAGACGAAAAAGCACGTTGCTTTATCGATGCCGATAACATGCTGGCGCGCTCCATCTTCAACATCGGTACGCTGGATAACCCCGGCCACGCTGATAATGTCGCCTCGATCAAACTGAAGAAAACCGCACCGTTCCGCGCGCTGCTGTCGATCAACGGCGATCACCTCAACCAGAAGCAAATCGCCGAATGGCTGGAAGACTGGAGCGATTACCTTATTGCGTTCGATGCCGACGGCAACACGATGAAAATCGCCCAGGCAGCACAGGCAGTTCGCCGCGTCACCATTCAGCAAACTAACGCCTCCGATCATGAAGATCGGTGATTTCAGTGGCAAAAAATCGCTGATGCAGAGTATCGAAGCCAGCAGTAAAGATGTGATGCCGGTGGCGTTCGAGTTCAAATGCGTACCGTATGAAGGCCTGGGTGAACGTCGTTTCAGTCTGCGCAACAGCCTGCTGAAAAGTAGCGACCCGGTGTTTGTTCTGCGCATTGTCCAGCTGGAGGCGCAGGAAGAAGCGATTGCCAATGAGTTCCGTGATCTGCTGGTTGGCAAGTTTGACGGCAAGCCGGTAGAAACCTTTATCGGCAACTTCCAAGCCTGATTCAAACCCTGATTGCTCAGCCTTAAATCCCCGTAGCTGCGGGGATTTATTGAAGCGTAATCCTGTAATTAATCGCCAACTGGCGAGGGATTACTACACCCAAAAATCAGCGCTGTGCAGGCGTAAAGTATGGAGAAAAAAATGAGCTTTATTCAAACCTTTTCAGGCAAGCGTTTTAATTATCTCGATATCCAGCAACACGCTATCGATATTGAAGATATTGCGAATGCCTTATCGAACATCTGCCGCTTTGCCGGTCACCTGCCTGAGTTCTATAGCGTCGGCCAGCACAGCGTTTTAACGAGCCAACTGGTACCCCAGGAATTTGCGCTTGAAGCGCTGCTGCATGACGCCGCCGAGGCATATTTGCAGGATATCCCTGCCCCATTGAAACGCCTGCTTCCTGACTACCGCGCCATTGAAGATCAGGTTGATGCAGCTATTCGCCAAAAATTCGGCCTGCCGGCTGAGCAGCACCCGACTGTTAAATATGCCGACCTGGTGATGCTGGCCAGCGAACGTCGCGATTTTGAGATCGATGACGGCACCCACTGGCCGATGCTCGACGGCATTATTCCTACCGACCAGTTTGTGATTAACCCCATCCGCCCGGGCCAGTCTTACGGCATGTTCATGAATCGCTTTAACCAGCTGATGGAGCGGCGTTAATGACACATATGAAAGTGAAAGAGTTGGTTGCTGCAGCTAATGCTGCGGCACCTGACCTGCCACCAGCAGCAGCCCAATTAATGCGGGATATCGCGTCAAGGCTGGATGTGACCTTCGTTGCCCTTACCGAGGCGATGGATCAGAACACAGCTATGGCGGCTTTGCTATCAAATCAGAGCGGAGCTAGCAGCAATGGCTAAAAACTCAGTGGACGCATACGGCGCAAGCGGCAAAAGCAACGTTCTGTTTTTCGAACCGGAAAAGCTGTACCTGGTGACCGATAAAGCGCACCCGCTTTACGATGAGCGTATTCACCTGCCCATCAACGAGGCGATGGTGTTGAACATCATGGATCAGGGTGTGCTTGAGCCGATTATTATCTGGAAGGATCCTGAAAGTGGGATGACCTGTGTGGTTGATGGCCGCCAGCGCGTGCGTCACACCCTGGAAGCCAATAAGCGCCTGGTTAAATCGGGTGAATCCCCGCTGCTGGTTCCCGCAGTTGCAAAACGTGGCTCTGCTGTTCGCATGGCGCTGGCCGCAATGGACAGCGAGCCACACCCAGACGACGAACTATCTAATTTGCTGTGGTACTCACAAGAGGCCACCTGTCATTCAGATCCGAACTACTACTGTGAATTTCAGCGCCTGGCAACACCTGGATTCATTGCCGGGATAATTCTTGAGCTACAGGAACGCCGCAAGGCCGACAGCGAGCTGGCGATTATTATTGGTGATGATGGAGGTGATGCGCTCGCTTATCGTCGTCTTATCCAGTCGTTTTCGCCTGGGACTAAGCTCTATCGCCACGCGCAGCCAGCGCCGGTAGTGCCGGATGAGATGGCTATCACAGAGGATATGAATCTCTATCAAAAAAGCTTCGCCCAGGGTCATAACGCCTGCCGCGCCGCCATACTCCAGGCTGGCAACTCTCCGGTAATTCCGGATGGTTGGAAACTGGTTCCGGTCGAGCCGAACGGCGACATGCTGGCGGCGGCTCAAGATGCATACGGCGAAACTGAGGGCGATATCGCAAGCACGCTCCGCGCTGCCATCGCAGCCGCTCCGCAGGAGGTGAAAGGTGAGTAAAGAAGAGCTTTTCCAAAAGTTACAGGTACTCACTACCGAGTTCCACACGATAGCCTGTGAGTTGGATATTGGTGATGAGCGTACCGAGATGTTCGAATTGTATGAAGTTCTGCGCCGCATTCAACGCCGTGGCGCAGCTGGTGAAATGCTGGCTGCAACTAACCCGCTGCTATGCCCGGGAATTGTGGATGATGCGGAGTGGACGGATATCGACGACGAGGATGACGACTGATGCCCAGCAAACTAAAACGGCGCCGATGGCGGCGGATGCGAGAGGACTTGGCTTGGTATAAAGCAGAAGCCAATGACTGGAAAACCATTGCCTTTGAGCATGCTGCTGAACTATCAGTTCTTCGCCGGCACCCGATTCACATACCACTGCCAGTACTTGTTCCTGTTGAAATTATTAACCAACTAGATAGAGGTAAACACATAGACCACCCATTATGTAAAACCTGTAATGACGGCCTCCGAGGTGGTTGCTCGTCATGTGCTTATAATATTCGATAACCGGGTGCAGCCGGTGTATGGAGAAAAAATGTCACGTATGGTCTCTTTACTCGAATGGGCGAAAGATGAATTCGGTAGTGAAGCCCCTAGCGAGCGAGTATTAAAAAAGTACGCTAAAGGTCAAATGATAGCGCCACCGCCGATGCGAGTCGGACGGCGCTGGATGGTTGACAGAGAAGCTCGTTTTATAGGTGTAGTTGCTGAACCTCAACTTCCAATAAATGTTAACCCAAAATTGAGAAGGATAATTAACGATGGCAGCTAGACCGCGTACTCATAAAATCTCTATCCCAAACCTATATTGCAAGCTTGATAAACGCACCGGTAAGGTTTACTGGCAATACAAGCATCCTATTTCGGGGCGTTTTCATAGCCTCGGCACGGATGAGGTGGAGGCAAAGCAGGTGGCAAGCGAAGCAAACACTATCATTGCAGAGCAACGCACTAGGCAGATCCTTAGTATTAATGAGCGTCTATCACGCATGAAAGGAAACCGCACGGACATTACAGTTTCAGCATGGCTTGATAAATATGAATCCGTGCAGAAGGAAAGGTTGAAACACAACGAACTTCGTCCAAACTCTTTTCGGCAGAAAGCAAAGCCTGTCAGACTTTTTCGTGAACATTGCGGCATGCAATATCTGAAAGATATTTCAGCACTAGATATTTCTGAAATAACAGATACTGTTAAGGCTGAGGGCCATAATAGAATGGCTCAAATTGTTCGCATGGTATTAATCGATGTTTTTAAAGAGGCGCAGCACGCCGGACATGTTCCACCTGGCTATAACCCTGCTCAGGCCACTAAGCAGCCACGAAATAGGATTGCAAGACAACGTTTATCACTGGAAGAATGGAGAACTATTTATGACTTCGCCGAACGCCAGCAACCATATTTGCAGTGTGGGATGTTACTCGCATTAGTAACTGGTCAACGCATTGGTGACATATGCAATATGAAGTTCTCAGATATCTGGGATGACATGTTACATATTGAGCAAGAGAAAACTGGCACTCGTCTCGCTATTCCTCTTTCTTTAAGTAATGAAGCATTAGATATTTCACTACGCGATGTTATATCAAAATGCAGAGATGCAGTGGTTAGTAAATACCTTGTTCACTTTCGACATACCACTTCCCAGGCTAACCGTGGTGATCAGGTATCCACGAAAACTCTGACTTCAACATTTAAAAAGGCTCGGGACAAAAGTTGTCTTGAATGGGATGAAGGCACCGCCCCAACGTTCCACGAACAGAGATCTCTTTCAGAACGCCTATATCGGGAACAAGGTATAGATACTCAGAAATTATTGGGACACAAATCCAAAAAAATGACGGATAAATACAACGATGACCGGGGTAAAGAATGGCTCGTTGTAGGTCAAATTGCCGTATGATTTTAAGCCAGTTTTGGGGAGGAATTGTGGGGAATGTTTTAGGGAAAGATTTTGAACGGTCGTAAAAAGGGAGCCACCAGACTCCCTTTTATCTCTAACCAGCAAGCGCTGATCATATGTTCGTGATGATCGCGTCGACAAACCCTTAACATTTCAGCAGATTAGCACCTTACATTAGACGTTAAAAGTCGTAGGTCACGGTCTTGGCAGCGATTGCGCCTTCGGTGCCTTTAACGTTCAGGTATGCGACTTCGAACCA